ATGTTTTTTTCTTTACTGCCTGACCATTATCATTTACTACTTGCCAGTTGAAAGATACAGGGGAGTTTTCTCCTTTACGAATCATTTCACCAGGAATAGTAGTTTCTTTACGGATCATTGAAATCCTGTTACTCATTAAGAATGGAGAACTGTAACTGATATCAGAACCTTTTTTACTTAGGAACTGTTCAGAAACAGAATAGTCTACACTCCATGATGTACCTACTGCAATTTCTGAATAGGGTACATAAAGTTCAGGATCAGAAGTAATAAGTTCTACCTGAATTCTCCAGTTACCACCTTCAACCTGTTCCGGTTCAGTGGCTACCCTTAATTGGTAAGTATCTGGGTGTGTTCCAACAATAACGTGTGTTTGGAAGAATAACAATTCTCCAAAGTACATGTAGAATCTCTCACCGTATTTTCCGAATGTAGAAGCTGCACTTACTGCATTACCTGAAAGATCAGTAGCTTTTACTAATGGAATATTTTTAGAATCTGCTCCCATGATTTCCCACTCATAAGGCAGGTCATCATCAAGCTCTAATGTAGGATATTTATTAACAAAGTTAATAATATCGTCTTGTAGGTTGACTTTATAGAGTGTGTCCATCCAGCCCCCTAACTTCAAAGGTCTCTCTGCAAATAAATTACCGAAGTGATTTGCTGAGACTAACCCTGCAAAATCTTTTCCTTCATATTTAATAGTAGGAAGTGTCGCTGTAGCTAAGCTCATAATTATTTTTTATTTAAAAATCAGTATTCTCTGTTATATATTTCTGTTGCAGCAACCATATCATCTATGAGGCTAGTGTCGGAGCCTCCTGTACGATATTGGTTTTGTTGTGTAGTCTTATTGAAATCCATATTACTGACTGTATCTTCAAATTCTTTAATAGCTTGTTTCTTTCCTGAGCTACCAAAGACTGAAAAATCTTTAAGTCCTTTTGTGGCTTTCCATATATACATCAACTTAGTTTCTACTTCGAGAGGATTCTGCCTTGCTGCATAAGCTAATTCGTTAAGGTATTGTCCATCCTCTGTTTGTCCCACAGGTTTCATTAGTGCGTTAAATACCTGATCCTTCAGACCCCTGCTTACTTTAACACCAGGAATAACTTCGTCCATCTGTTCAATGTTATCTTTGAATTTCTGAACTGTTTCCTGTCGTTCTTTTTCATAAGTCTTTTGGCGTTCTATTGCTGCCTGCCTCTCCTGTTGTTCCTTTTGTGCATTAATCTCTTTTAATGCTTCTAAAGATGATTTAGACTCTTCTTCCAACTCTCCTGTAGTTTCCAGCCTTTCAATTGCCTTGTTGATCTGCTCATCTGTAAATCTGGTTGTTTCCTTATAAAACTGTCTAACCACATTCTTTTGTACGCTGTCTTCCTGTAAAGCATCTTCAGTAATATTACTTAATTCAAACCTTTGATTGTCTATCTCAAGTAACTTCTGTAAAGGAACTCCATCATCTAAATTGTCTGCAAGCCACTTTACCTGTGGCGGTAAAGTTTCTTTATAATTGTTTACTCCTAATTCTACTTCCTGATTTATGGCGTCTACAAATCCTTCTGCACTACCATCCCACTCATCAATATTAAAATTAGGAAGAAGCCCCTCTTCCTTTACTAGTTTAGCATATGGAATTAAAGGAGAAGAATTTTTAGTATCCTTGGAAGAGGGGTCTTCCTTTTTATCTTCTTCTTCTGTCTTTACTTCTTCCTTCTTATCAACTAGTTCATCTTTATCTTCATTGTCTGCCTGTACCTCTTCAGGCTTAGGCTTTGGTTCTTCTCCTGAGAGCTCATCGACAATATCAGGGACTAGCTCCCCAATCTCTGCCATCTGCCCTAAATCAATAGAGAAGGGATCTTGCATAGTTCCCTCACCTACTGTTTGTGTACCTTGTTCAAATCCTTCCATATCTAAATATTTTTACAAAAATAATACTAATAAAACTATATACCAAATTTTTATAACATATATTAAATTTTTCTATAAACTTTACCTACTTCCTACCTGTCTCTTACCCTTCTCTTGTAAAAATTTTAAACAACCAGGTAGTTTATACCTACCAAGGTTCATTTTCATCATAGTAACAGAGCCTTCTGTAGTAGCCAGAGCGTATATAAAGAATGTAAGTAGTATCTTTAATACACTTTCTGTGTCAACACCTTTCTTCACCATATCAGAAATAGGTGAATATACATTAGCAGCTATAAATCCCTGAGTTAATAACCAAACTCCATTACTTCCCCAAGCTGCATATCTGTGGTATTCGGGATCCCCTCCCTGTCTACTTCTACTAACCCAGGTAAAAAACATGTTCTGAATAAAACTAACTCCTGTAAGAGCTACTAATACAGTAGCAAACACAGGCCCATGTAGTATTAGCCCCAAAGCTACTACTATGAACCACACTCCATACACTAAATGTTTTACTTTCATCTTCTCCTTTTTTTATTTTAAATTACAATTTTAATTATATCAGTTGTTTTATATAGCTTAGTTGCAGATTTTGCATTATAAGCATTTATATCATCTTCTATATCATATCCCTTTATACCTTCTGTTTTATCTAGTTCAAATCTGAATGAATCAATATCTCCTTCTTCAGAAATAAAATAGGTATTCTGTGATGCTTTAGTAACCAGGTTTATACCATAATCACTATATACATTATTTCCTACCAAACTACCAGATCTCCCATATAAATCAGTAACCTCTGCAAAATGAATATGTCCAAATATTACATAATCAATTGTTATTCCTTTCGCAGAATATTTCCCAATAATTTGTTGCATAGATGCTTGTGTAGTTTTTTTAACAGTGGTACCATGCATCATTAATATATGCTTGTTGTTTATATTCAGGACAGTCTCTACTGGGTTAGATTCTATAAATTTAACATGAATATTATCCTTAAATAACAACCTGAGCATATTAAATATGGCAGTATCATAATTATCTGTCATAACAAAATCAGACAATCCCCACTCTTCTTTAACTCTAGATTCATTACCAGTAACGTAAGCGACTTCTATAGGTGCTTTGCTAAGTAAATCATTAATAAAGTTTTGTAAAAGAGTTACCGCTATTAAACTGGCTTTGGTTCTATTGGTGGCAGCTGAAGTTATCTCGTCTAATCTGCGATCAGAATTAATCATATCCCCAGTCATTGCCACAACTATCTTTTTAACTTTCTTTATTTTACATATCTCTTTTACTTTTTGAGCATATTTGGCTAACCTTTTGGATGCTATTTCAAAATAATAAACATTATTAGGCAAATCAACTAACTCATTTAAATGTAGATCAGATAATTGTACAAGCAATACTCCACCAATATGAAATATGTTTTCGGGGATAGATGGTTTAAAATTTACTTCATTAAACTTATCTACTACTGCTTCATTTAAAGCTTCTAGAGCATTAATTACTCTATAGTTTTCTCTTAATTCTTTATTTATTACTCTATTCAGATCCCTGGTTCTCGTAAGACTCTTTTTGATTTTAGGTAAAGCATCTTCTTCTATTTCCTTCTGTTTTGCTCTATATAGCTTCTTTGCATTATATATGTCATCTCTACTGCATTTAAAATTTCTACTTAATAACCCAGCCCCATTAGTTAAAAATGAAGGGTATTTTTCAAATTTTTCAACTATCTCATTTAATGTCATTTATTAATTCTTTTAGTTTAATTTCTTCTTCTTCTTTTAAGTAGTAACATGTGGATACTGTTTCATCTAAGAACCAAATTTCCACATAATCCTGTAAAAACTTAATTTTCTTAATAGTGAGGGGGTTGTAATATTCCCCCTCTAATGCTATCCATCTCAATTATTTAACTTTAGCTTGTTGTCGCTGCTTTCTTTCGGCAGCTAAGTTGTGTCTTTTTGTCTCTGCCAATTGTTCTTTCTTCAGATCAACACCTTGTTTCTTTATAGCCTCGTCACTTTGGTGTTTATCTCTTTGTAGTTCTAACTTCTCCTTATCAAGACTATCGTCTTCTTCTGGTTGTAAGCCAGCTATAATTAATTTAGTTTTGTTGTCTTCGTCTACTTTATATATATCAGCATCTATTTTTCTGTTTTCTAATTCAATTTTAGCTTCTTCCCTCTCATCTTGCTGTGCCGCAATTGCTTCCTGAGATTTGAGCTTCTTCTCTTCAAGTTGTTCATTTCTTTGAGTCATTCGCTCTTCCTCTTCCTCAATTAATTTAGCCATTTGAGTTATACTATCGCTTCTAAGAACCTTAATAGGTAAAGTAAGAGATCCACCACCTTGTACATAAGCATGAGATAGCTGTTCAATAGTCTGACGTATCTTAAGATCATCTGAACTATCACTAACAAAGATATCAAGTTCTGAAGCAGCAAAGTCTTTGCCATTAACATCTATAGCTACTGTAGACATATCATCTAATACGTATTGTATCTTCTTAGACTTTTTATTCTTCCACATAGCCTTGGCAGTATCTAACAAAGCAAGCATAGCCCTCTTTTTAGTTTCATCATGTACAAAGAACCATTTCTCTGTAATGTGAGATGACTGTGCTACAGCTCTTTCTACACCACCTACGGTCTCTCTATTATCTACTTGCCCCTCTCTCTGTGCAGTAATACCTGCTATCTCTCCCATCTGCTGATGTATATACTGGAGCATCTCAATCAGGTATCGAATGTAATTACCTGGATCCGCATTCAGTACTTTACCAGTAGTATTGAAATTACCAGCCAGGGTACCAGTAGCTGCACCCTTCTTACCTTCGTTAAAGGGATCTACTACAGCCCAGCCAAGTACTTCTGCATAATACATCCACATATCTTCTTCCCACTCATCAGGTTTCTTAGATAAGTCCAGTTCATAGATAGGCCCTTTATATTTAGCTATGGCTAATTCCAAACGCCTCATATACACGTTATACAAGTACTGATATGGCTCCATTCTGCTCATTAAAGATTTACCATAATCAGTACCTACATAACCAAGAAAACATTTAGAGGGATTATCAAAGTGCCTCATTTGCACCTGCCTCGGTTGCATCTTTACATATATACTGTCTGCAATTCTGGTACCTTCATAGGCTTCATTTATCCAGAGCCACTTAACTGTCTCACCCTCTTCTTTCTTAATAGTATAGTTTTCCGATACAAACCTTTCTTCTTCATTACCTGTTACAGGATCATAATAAGTAAGTCTTCCTATCTTTCTCCTGCCTACCCATCTTGCTCTTACTACCCTAACATTACCATCCTGATCATATGGCAGATTAAAAGTATTAACTGCCATTAAAGGATCTGCATCACCATCATAAGAAGTACCAAATGCACTACCGTCACTCCATAATGGAACAGGAGCTGCCTGATAGCCAAGTATACCACCATCCCCTGAATTCTGTTTATCAAAGCCTTCCTCTATGGCAGAAACTTCTTTAGAATCAAGATAGTCATAGAACTCATCAATAACTCTCGCTATTGGTTCATAAGTAATTTCTAATATTATATCGGAATCCTCTATCTTGTGAGAGTCTCCCTTCCTTAATATATAGACATTCTTGGGGTCACATTTTATCATAGATGGTTCCCCACCTACATCATCTATTCTATAGATTTCTCTACCTTTAACAGTACCCTCTCTGAAACCTCTTGAGAACTTACTCTTTAGATCTTGCTCTCTCCAAAGATATTCTAAGATTTGAGTTGCCCAAACTTCATTTAAGTCTTTGTAATCATATCTATGATATTTAGCAGTTTTCTCTATCTTTTTCTGAGCATCTTCTTCATTAAAAGCTTCATTCTGAATCTCTGCCATCATGATTTCCATAATCTGATTTTTGAGCTCTTCAGTCTTACTATTAAATGCTTCTTCGTTTCTGGAAAGTACCTTCCAGTCAAATTTTCTTTTTATTTCCTCTCCCTGTAAGAGGTCTATCTTAGGAACAGATAATGGATAATTTTTAATAGCTGCCGGAAATGTAGCTTCTCTAAGCCCTAAAGGATTAAAGACTTCTTCAATTTCGTTTTCATTTATAATATCATTATCCAAATCTTCCCAAACTTGCATCTTACGATGATACTCTACTTCCCCTGCGGTTCTGTAAATAGCTAAAGCCTCTGCTCCATCTACGCATTCTTTATACCATTTTTTAGTTTTCTTGGAAGTAGGTAATTTTTGTACGGGAAACTGTGCAGTTAAAAGTCTCATTACCAAAATTTTTTACAAAGATAATAAATAAATACTTATTATCATTAATATTTTTTATATTTGTTTGTGTTTCTATATACTTTATCCTTATTAAAGGGCTTATAGGATCTACCCCAGAATTCACTGGAGGCGGTTGTTTTAATCCTTTTATTCTTAGTTTGTTCCACTTTATAATTTACTTCTTGCCTAAATATCATTAGAGCAATTAAAGCAGACACCCTATCTGCGTTTATTTCAGGGTCATAAGCAATTAATTCTTTTAATAATGCTCTTGACCTTATTGTATACATATTCTTAATTTCCGGATTATGATATGCAGGTTTCTCTAACCATTCCAATATAAGATCTATACCATACTGGATAACTCTTGGTGAAGTAACATTCACTCCAAGTGCTTTATTTCCTATACCAACTGTCTTAACAAGGTTCTTATCTGTCAATATTTTAGGCGTTTCGGCTAAGAGGTTAAGGTAATGCTTATTCTTAAAATGTCCATACAAACCTTTTTTGTTGTTTTCGTAAAGGTTCTGAGCCCTATAAAATAGACAGAGCTTTCTTACATTATCATAATACTCACTGGCAAGATATGTACGAGCTGTATATTCTGCTACTAACCTATCTGTCCAGGTGTCTAGTATGAAAGTGGATTGTAATGATCTGGTTGTATCATCGTTACCATCATCATCAACAGGGTCAGTAGATGCTATATATCTTCCTTCAAATACCATACCTTCTACATCATGCACAGGCTTCTCATATATCTCTATACAAGCATCCATATCTGCATCCCTTTGTAAAGGAAATTCAGTAATAAGTGGTTTATTAGTAGGTATGAGTTCTATAATATCTTTTTTGACCTCTAGCAAATCTACTTTATAACTAGCTTTAAGAAGTATACTATTACTTTCTAAATCAGCCAATGCTTTCTTTAATTCATATGTAGGAAATTTGGTACCTTCTAATCTAAGAAATACCTCTGAAGGTTTGATAGGCTTATTGATTATAGTACCTTGTATTTTTACTTTATCTTTACTCTTCTTAGCCTTCTCTCTACCTTTTTCTATGAATGCCAGAGCTTTAGCTTCGTTTGTTATTAGATTAGGGCCTTCTTTAAATTGATTAAGTGCCTGAGTACCCGGAACGAAGTACCCAATGTTTCCTTTATTCTCCCAGATATCTTTAAAGGAGAGACAATTATATGCCTCGGGATTGTAGAAAATATCTTGCAAATAGGTAACAGCACCCCCCGCAGTTAAACCCCCTGTACCTAATCCATACATTGTTAAACGTTTGAAATCTGCTGCTGCCTGCGTATTCTCCACACCTTCCCAAGCTTGTTTAATAACATTCATGAAACCTACCTCATCTATAAACACCTTGTTTGGACGTCCTCCAGCAGCAGCTGATGGGTTATCTGCAAAGGTTACATGTTGTACAATACTTTTTGATATAGTGGAAATAGCTTCTCTACCTACAGCAAAACTACCTATATAATTAATAGTTAATGGGGAAGGAAATAATATCTTATTTCCATCTACAGCCATTACCTTGCTGCCCGGTAATCTTTCTAGAGCAGTTTTTACTTTACTTACAAGCTTGTTACTATACTTAGCATCAATAGCTCCCACAACTGTCTCTGTCTGTAAGGGTTTCTGTTCTTTCCTAAGCTTCAGATACAGATCATAGTCTCTGGCCCCGTCAAATAAGAAATTATGTAATATTAATGCACTGGCATTATATGAGTTATGGGTTGGTACAAAATTCTCTAATAAAAACAGATGCTCATCATTATCTACGGTAATACATCTTTGAGAAGTTTTACCTGTTTTTTCTATTTTTATTATAGGTATATTTTCAGTTCTTTTCCTTCGTTTTAACCTTGTTGCTTTTCTTTTAAGTTTAAATATGTTCTTATCTGTTCTTATGAATAGCCTGTATACTACTCTATCAGTAGTATGTTCTGTACCTTGTGGTAAGATATGCTTCCTGCCAATTCTATTATCAATTCCCAACTGGCATCTTATTCCTAATGATCTTAGTACGTAAGCAAGATCTTCTACCAATTCCTTACTTGTATTGGTGAATTCTATAGCTCCATCGGTATTAATTGATCCGTCAGTATCCATTAAACCCTGTACCATATTTAGCCTCTGGTCTATAGAACCATACTTATATATTTCTGGTATAAACTTAGTATAACATGTAGTATTTAAGCCCAGTTTCCTGATTTTATTTGCTAAAGGGTTATGTCCATAAGGATGTTTTTTATTAAATTTATCTTTACCTACATATGATATAGTATAGTTATTTGGAGTATAAGTATCTTTTTTTAATACAAAATTGGTTAGGTTTTTTCTAAAATATGTTAATATTTCCTCATCATCAGAAGCTATTTTAGGAGTACCCCCGGTTAATGTCCCATCTCCTATAAGACACCCCAAGATATAAGGATCTATTGGTAAATTCTTCTTTTTATATTCTACAGGATTAATAGCAGGGAGATACCACTTGTAATTCCTGGCTCTTTTACCATTTATTTGTAGCCCCCTTTCAAGGATATCCTTAGTGGTAACTACTTTGTAAGTTTTGTTATGTAAGTACAGTCCCCATTGGTGTTCCAGCCCACACTCTATTTCTCTTCCATCAGCCAGAGTAATTCTATAAATGTCTTTAATCCCCTGCGGATAAATGGCAGTAACTGTAGTCTCCTTTCCATCTCGTCCAAGTATTTTATCTCCTATATTTAGAGAGTCTATACGTACTTGCCCATTAATTGTTTCAACTAATTGATAATCAGGTACTTCCTTTCCATATCCTCTGGAAGCCATTTCTATGATGTGTTGAGCCTCATTAAAGTATAATGGCTTACCAAGATTCTCTTTATGTATTTTTCTTAGATAGTCTCGGGCACTTACATAAGTTTTTCTTTGCCCATCTTTTTTAAAAAAATTATTATAGAATAACGGATCTGGTTCATTTTTATCTTTCGGAGTACAAAACCGCAAGATATCCTCATCACTTTTTTCATCATCTACAAGAAACCTGTGGCAAGATAATTCCTCTTCCTTCTCAAATCCTGAAAACCCTGTAGCCTCAGTATATATAAAGGCTTTCTCCCAGTCTATGTCTCTAAGCCAGGGTAATCCTATTCCTCTGTAAATACCAGATTCAAATATGATATTGTGAAAGTTGATGT